TATTTTTATTAGTTTTAATATATTCTTCTGCTTTTTTGGGTTCGTGACATATTACGTCTCCACAATGGTCGCGGTTCTGGTAGACGGAGTTTATGGACGTGAGTAGTTCACTACACGATTTTACCGCCCACCGCCCCAGAACGGGTCGTGGTTCGGGTTTCGTTAAAAAATCAATAAATTTACGTATCATTTCTACTATTTTTTCAATTTCAATTTTTATATAGGTTTATGGTAAGATGATAGTTGCATTACTCCTCCTTATCATAAACGTGTTACTATTCGTAAACACGAAAGAACCACGGGAAATAATCGAGGTTCGCGAAAAGTATAGAATTCTCAGGGAACATCTCATAGAAACTGAAAATAAGAAATTTGAAATGTTACAGAATGAAGTACCCATAACGGCACATTACAGTATTGCTAAAGGGGCTATAGGGTACAACACCAATAAAGGAAATGAAATAGGTTTGTGTATAGACGGAGATACGAACGAGATTTTTCACGTTTTAATACACGAACTTGCACATTCGACTGTAGACGAGTATTCGCACAGTAAAGAGTATTGGAAAAACTTCAAGGAGTTACGCGAAATATGTGTTAATTTGGGTATATACCAAAAAATACCCAAAAAAACGGAATTCTGTAATAAACATGTTCAGGATAAATAATCTAACCTTATATTAACAATATGTCTGAAAACGTGGCATCGTCCGCCCAAATATTACAAGCTATCATAGCTTGGGTATCATACATGACTTTATCAAGTGTCCCTATGTTATCTAATAATTATGGAGTTAATTTAGTAACTCTTTTCTTTATCATACCTAACTTTTTACTCTATTCTATGAAAGGTGATAACTTTTTGGCCTACATGGCCATAGATCAAAGGTTCATGTTGGTCGCAACTATATCGGCAACACTGTTTGCTGCGTTGGTAACCCGAGCATCTAAAGGCGCTATAACAAATATGGAAAATTATGGTAAAACTACGAAGAGTACGGGATCTATTCTTGCACTTCGCGTAGTAAGTTTTCTATTTGGTTTACTTACTGCTTATATAATCCTTCAAAGAAAAGGTATTTTTGCTAATTCTGCTTAAGCGTATCTTCTAGCAACATAGAACACAACCGCGGCAACTGCTCCGGTTGATGCCAATCCAATAACACTTCGGTTCCCTTGGTCGTTAAGAAACGATGGTACAAAGTTTGCGAGTTTTTCTTGAACTGGCTTACTAATTGCTATCGCAGTACAAACCGCGACGACGAGAGCTTGAAACTGTTCATCAGTTAAATTAAATGGGTTTTTATTTTCGGATTTTTTATCACTTCGTTGAGTAGGTTGTTGTTGCGCTTGCATCATTGGTGTTTGCATCTGCATTTGGGTCATTCGTGGATCTTGTGCCATCATTGGTGGTTCGAGTGGAGCTTCTGGTTGTCCCATTATATCTGAAATTGATGTAGAGTCCATTGTCTGTTTATTTTCACTCACATTTTTTTCAGCCATAAAACTCGGCATTTGTTGTTGCTGCTGAATGGGTGGTAGTTGTGGTACTTGAGATGGTCCCGAATCATTCGGTATGAAATTGGTCGTATGGTTATTATTAAGGTTAACCATACCATCCCCATTATCAGAAAGGTTCATTGTGTAAACGTCCGTCATATAGTATACATGTGTTTTTCGTTTTTTTACGTTTACGCGTTAGCCTGGATTATTTACGTAAAGTATAGTTTGGGTACAAACAACCAAATGTTTTTACTATTCTGGGTAAATCGTTTAATTCGTCAAAATCAGACATGTCGTGATCAATATAGACCGTTTTTGTTTCGTGACAAACATCGACTAATACACGGTACCCATCGTCTGTATTATACGTAGTACCGTTTATCTCGTTAAACGCTGGATATACCAGTGATATGTTTTTAGATGTTGGTGTATGTGTTATGTTTAAAGCCGTACAGATTTTTCTAGATAAAACTCGTATCATTTCTTCTTAGTAATTTTTAATGCAGTCGTCTTTTTAACTGCATTTCTATCACCTATTTTCATGTTACCGTGTTTTGGATTAAACATCTTCTTATGTGTTTGCCAATATTGGGGTGCACCAACCTTAAAGTTTTTTCTAATCTTTGCTTTATACCAAAAAACACAATCTTCTATTCTATTACTCTTAGACGTATTATCTAATACCAAACACTCATAATTTTCAGTACAAGAGTCCATAACTTTATTGAACATTTCGAACGTTGGAAATATACCAAAAAAGTTTTTGAATAGTTTCTCACGGTTTTGAATGATATTTTCACGTAAAATGAAAACATAATCTATATTTGCCCTGAGTGCTGGTGGGAGGTCCATGCAGTATTGCATAGTTAACATAAAAAATATCTTCCAATGGCGACCGTTCATAAAACATTGACGAATACACGTATCTTTCATAAATTTTGAATCGTACATACAATCATCTAAAAGTAAAAACGCTCCACAATTCGGTTTACCTGCTCCAACAAGTTTCCTCTGTCTATCCATAACTCGTTCAATAGCTTCCCTATCGTAATCTCCATATATAAACAAGTCTGGTATATACTGTTGATAATAATGATTTCCTTCTTCCGTTGCCGATAAAACTATTCCTGCTGGTAAATGCTTTTTGTGATACAAGATATCAGTAACAAGTGTTGATTTACCCGTGTTACGTTTTCCTATGAATACACACACCTTATCATCGGCCATACCCTCGGGTTTGAATTTTCGAAGTTGAAGATTCATCTAATCTAGTATATTGCCTCGTTTTATTTTATAAAATTTTACTCACATACAATAAGAATGGCTGGTAGAATAAACCTCGCTATCACAGGAGCTCAGGACCAATGGCTTACTAACGAACCCGAATTTTCCCATTTCCTGATGAACTATAAAAGGCATACAAAGTTCTCAACCGAAAATATAGAAACTCCTTTCGATGGTGATCCAAATTACGACACGTCCGTAGAATGTCGTATACCAGATAATAAAGGTGATCTTGTACGAAGTATGATGCTTAAGTTTACTTTACCTCAACCTACCGTACCTAATAAATCATTTATAGTGACCGCCTCTGATGGTAAATATTTTATAGACGGTGATGAACAGGCAACACTTACATTGTACGAAGGTACGACATATACTTTTAGTGTTAACGCATCTAGTCACCCATTTAGGTTTTCTACAACGACACCTAGTACGTCTGATTACACAGATGGTGTTACTGACCCCGGTACAGCTACAGTCACGTTTACACCAACTTCAACTACACCATCAATTTTATACTATTATTGTGCTTCACACTCGGGTATGGGTGGTCAGATAAATGTGAAAAGTCTTAGGTACCGGGAATCTATAGGTGCGCAGATAATAGAACACGCAGACTTACGTATAGGTGGTCAAACAATTGAACGTATAACCGGTGATTATATATACATGTACAATCAAATACACCACACACAAGACGACACTGACCAGGGACTTTATTTTCTAACGGGACACGGACAATATATATCAACGAGTTCTGATTGGGATTATAGTGTTATGTTACCGTTTTACTTTTTCAGAAATCCAAGTTTATCTATACCCGTGTGTGCACTCACAAAACAGATGGTTGAAGTTGAATTAAAATTTAAAAAACTTGAAGACGTAACTGTTTCGTATACAAGAACGGATGGAACAATTTCAAATCCACCTTTAGGTGTATCTTCATCTATAAAGAAAGTATCACTCGTGACGGATTTCTTTTTCGTGACGGAAGACGAGAAGAATTTTATAATGTCGAGACCTATTGAATATGTTATCACGCAGCTTCAAGTATCACAGTTTAAATTAAAAGCCGGTATTTCTAAAAAGTCTGGTATGCTTAATTTTAAACACCCGGTAAAAGAAATGTTTTTTCTCGCTGTAAGTGACGACGTGTACAAATATAACCCAATAAAGAACGTTACAATGAAATTCAATAATAACATTATCATAAACGCAGATAACTTGATGTTAAGTTATGAACAACCTCTTAAATATTATACGGGGTTAACCAATAATAACTTCGGTGTATACAGTTTTTCCTTAAAACCTGAATTGTATTACCCAACAGGACAAGTTAATATGAGTAGAATAGCACATAACTTAATAGAAATAGAACTCGATGATCCAAGTGTAAATTTCGGACACAAAGTGTATGTGTATGCAGTTAACTATAACGTGTTACATATAGAAAGCGGTCTTGGGGGTTTAAAATTTTAGTGAGTTATACTAGTAATGGCTGGTCGTATTCAATTAGAAACATCCGGTCCACAGGACGCTTTTTTTACAGATGATCCCGAATATACGTACTTTGTAAAAAATTTCGAAAAACATGCCAATTTTGCACCGTTCATGACTGATTTGGATGTACATGGCGATTTGGAATTTGGGAATACGTTAAGGTGTACGATACCACAAAACCAAGGTGATCTCATAAAAACAATAAGTTTTAAAATAAGTCTGGACGCCATAGATCAAACAATAAAAAGTGCTTTGCACGCTAACACAACATCTATTAATTGGAACGAGTCTATAGGTCACGCGATGATAGAACATGTAGAACTTTTGATCGGTGGTAAAGTTATTCAGAGACTCACGAGTGATTTCTTAGCTATATACTTCGATAATTACGTAACACAAACCAAACAACACTGTTTGGCAAAACTCGTAGGTAAACCACCGGAAGAACTTTCGGGAACATCTGCTATAAGTACATCTATCGGTGGCTATCTATCATCGTCCGCTCAAAACTTATTTGTTGATGTACCCTTTTATTTTTATAATAACCCAGAACTTGCTATACCAATTTGTGCGATAGATAAACAGGAAGTCGAAGTTGTTGTAAAACTCCGTGATATAGATGAGTGTATACACTCTATAAGAAGCGATTCACCGTACAACGGATATATTTTATACACAGGTTTGAAACCAAAAAATCTTATAAAAAGTTTCAAAGTTACGACGGAAATGATATCATTAACGGATAAAGAAAAGAAATATATTAAAACAACACCGAAAGATTATACAATTACACAAATACAAGAAAGTCGTTCCCAGATAGAACAGAGTAGCGATCTTAACCCAGTCGTTATAAAACACAAACTTAGATTTGTAAATCCCGTTAAGGAACTATTTTTTATAATTCAAGGTACCCGGAAAACTGTAGATGGATTTTACAACGCAACATTTGACTACGATAATTCCTATAGGGATATAGATAGTGTGTACATTAACTACGAAAACCTAAAGAAACTCGAACTCCAACTCGACGATTCGTACCCCATAGAGGGTGCTTCAGGTGAATGTATAAACTTACGAGCCGTTCAAAGTGGAATTCATCATTCAAGAACACAACTGTTTAGAAGATATTATTCGTATAGTTTTGCTTTAGAACCCGAACGATGGTACCCCACAGGTCAAGTTAATTTTAGTTTAATTAAAGATCAGGATTTGAAACTAACTTTGAATGCAGAAGATGAGTGTAAAAGAGAACTTAGAGTTTTGGCACATAGTTATAATATACTCCGTATAGAAAACGGTACTGCAATAACACTGTTTTAAAAATGAATCAACAAGAAAAAGATGCAACAATACAACTATTAGAACAATTTCAACAAACTGCTATAGATGTAGTTCAACCTGTTATGGAACAGGCCATCGTATGTGCAGCCGAATACGCAAAGGCGTGTGGTCGTGATATCATACTCTCTAAAGACGTGGAATACGCGATGAAATATTGCGCAATGAACGAGGTTGGTAAAAAAACTGGATCACATTTCCCAGAAATTTATGATGAATCTGAAAGTGATGAGGATGAAGATGAATTGGAAATCGAAGACGAAGAAGATATAGAATTTGTAAGATATACAGGTCGTGAATATAAGTATGTTAAAATGAACATGTCGTACGATAATTGGGATACATGGGTGCCGAAAAACCCGACAGAACAGATGTTAAAAAATGCTATAGATAGTAATGGATATCTCTGAAGAACCAGAAGGATGGGTAGACCCAAGTGATAAATATTTTAAAGTGATAGGTGATAATAGTTCCTCATCTGGTGACGATACAGATTCCGAAACTGAAACCGAAACCGAATCTGAAACCGAATCTTCATCAGGGTGTAGTACGTCTTTTAATGAAGGAAGTATCAAAATATTAAAAGGATACATGAAAAATACGAAAAAATATAAGAAAATTTTATTCGAGGAAGATTTTCTCCCAGAATAAAATGTATATTTATAGTATAAAAAATGTCTATCGCTAAAGAAACTATTACACTTGTAGCATCCGAACTCGAAACTCAATCTCTCAACGCCATCGTTGCCGGCTTCTCATTCGCTGCCGCTCTTTCGTGGATGGACTTGGTGAGATGGTTGGTTAACCAAGTCATCAAGGTCAACAAAAACGGTGGTATGAACTACACCCTCACTGCCTTGCTCACAACGCTTTTGTCTATCACTGTGTTTATCATCGTGTCTAGAGTGTCCAAAAAGGTCAGAAAGCCAGCGCAACCAGTCTTCGCGGTTACTCGATAATCTTAGAACGTGGTTTTTTTATAATCATAAGTAAAAATAATCCAGTTGCAATTACCATCATTATTGGTATAAAAGAATCCCAACTATGTACATCCTCAAATTCCTTGGGGATTTCCATAGGTGTTGGTAAGGTCTCGTCTCGTCTATATTTAGGTATATTCACGAACTTATCAGTAGTACAAGTAACGGCAAGTTTTAGTATATGATTTGCGTTTCTAAAATTATAAGGTATGAGACGATTATTACTACTATAGTAAAATTGTACACGTAAACTCGATATTGTTTTTTGCGCACCACTATCGAAATTATGCTCTACAGCATCATCTACACCGGAATAATTAATCACGTCTCCACACATTAGTATTCGTCCAGTATAAAAAGGTATATCTGAAAATATAGTTTTGTTAAATTCGTCCGATCCACTGCTCAGCTTTACAATAATACCATCCGCGCCTTGTAGATTAACACTCCCGGTCTCTAATGTATAAGGTGAAGTTTGAGTAGAATCCACATCACTTGCAGTTAAACCTAAAATATCATGTGGTGTGGTTTTACCAGTTACTAAAGTGTTACTGTACCCGTTCGTTCCAGTATAAAACTTAAACGTAAATGGGTTATTTGCCGTAAAAGTTATCGCATTTGTATCTTTATCAAACGTTGAACTTTGTATTTTGCTACTCGAGTTTGCTACAACGTTAGAAGCTAAATCTAGACCGTTATAGTTACCGTTGGGTATAGTTATCTCATAATCCGAACCACCTGAATTTAAAGTAAATGTGTTATTTCTTTCATTTATCAAATACTGACTATTATGTATACGCGCTGATATTAATGATATCTTAGTAACGTCATAAATTGGTGATTTTAGAGAAACAACGTAGTCTGCCGGGTTTGGGTAAAATACAGGATCTCTTTCACTACTATCTATATCTAGAGTGTGTACCTTCATTAAAATATAGGAGCATTATTTTAATGAGTGTTTTACATTATTATTTATTATATTTGATTACGAAATGTTATGCGACAATGGGTTACCCATAAGTTGACGCTTTGCTATGTCTAAACCACTAGAGGATGAATTTGGATTTTCCATTCCCTTGTATGCGTTGAATTGGTGATAATCGTTATTTCTGTATTGTTGCGTCCATGCACCGTCTGCTGAGTTCACTCTACCATCTATACGCGAAGTATCCGAACGAACACTTGTTACCATGCCACCTTGATTGAGTGGATCAGCTCGGACATTCATACGACCCGCGCCGGGTGTACGACCCACTTTACCTCGTCTGTCTGTTGGCCTGAGTCCAAATTTAGTAAGTTCTTCAACTGTGTACTTATCACCGAACGTACGTTTTTCGCCTATTTTAGTAGATGGTGAATTCAAGTAACCGTGTGAGAATTTGTTAATACCTGGTGCTGGTGCATTGGAATATGCGTAAGCTTCAATATTACCATCCTTCTTGTTTCGGGTTGGTTCCGCTGCACGAGTTAACGCCGAAACGGTTCTCTTGGGTGCAGCTGTACTTAATGTATCCGTTCTAAGACCAGTTTCTGAACGATTTGTTGTACGTTTTGTTCTTTCCTGTTCGCCTCTTGGTACTCTACCCGACATTCCCTGGGCACGTCCAGGAACGGGTGGAAGTCTTCCAAAAAGAAACGATGTTTTCTCTGGTCTGTTATTACCAAGTTCACCCGCAACTCCTCGTCTACCACCTTTTCCGTCAAAGGCTGGACCGGAACGCCCTGGTAAAGTTGTAAGTCTGTAAGCACCGACATTTTCTGGGTTAACTCTGAATAATTGTTGATGACCACCAACTGCTGGTACATTTGGATCAACTCCCAAACCTGGACCAACTTGTTGGTGTTCGATTGGCGAAAGATTATTCATTCTACCACCGTCGTACATCATACGATTCCTCATATCCAAAACTTCACCACCGGAAGAACGAGACTGTGGAGAAATATCTCCAAATGTTGACATCTCTTGTTTTGATGAATAACCAGGTTCGACTAATGGTGATGGTGCACCTAAATATGAATCATTGATTGATATATCTCTACTGTATAAATCATCAATTGGTGGTGGTAAAACTTCCTCCTGTCCTTGTATGGAATTTCCTTCAACTGTGTATTTTTCATCCGATTTGCTCAATTTACGACCAGCGTAAACGAGACCTGCTATAGCCAATATAGATATAGGGTCAGCCATTCTTACTTGTTATTAACATTTTTATTGATATATCTTTGCTGAAATAATCCATTTTGAAGTTCGGCTCGAGTGCTCGATGGTTCGTATGTTCTCGTTCTAAGGGGTGTTTTACAAGCAACATTCTGGAGTGGATGTAAATTTTTTTCGTATGTTTTTGCTAATATTTTATTAAATCGTGAAGTTGATTGTGGTCTAAGAGCATCACTCACTTCTATGTGTTGAGCTGGGGAACCTTTACCTGCCATGTATGGAGCAGTTCCGTACAACATTGTATTTGGTCTCGATGAACCGTAATTTAAGGTACTGGGCTGAGGATATACAAAGACTTCTTCAGTTGCACAAACGGATGGAATCGCTTTATCGCTGACCATTTTCATTCCTGGTTGAAGTTGATACGCCATTTACTATTACAAAACATTTTGTTTATGAAAAATCGAGTATCGACTAAATATATTTAAAATATGAAATTAAGAAGAATGACCAGCTGCTAATCCAGATCCTCTGTGCATACCACTTCTCTTATCCCCATTTGGATCTAATCCCGCAAACGCCTCGAGTTGAACACCTCTAGCATCTGGGTCACATAAGCGTGGATCCTGTCTACATGTTGTTGTTCCTTTTGATCCGTGTATAAATTCATAATATGGATCGTTACCTAACGAAGAATTCGCGGTTGGTGTAAATTGTCGCGCTAAAGCATTTCTTTGGAAACGTGGTAATGTTGATCTCGAACGAGAAGGTCCATATTGTATACCATTTGTTATGTAAGAATCCGTATTTTTCTGAACGGTTGGTCCAAAACACGCACTTGGTCTATCTGGTCTGTCAGTATAATCAGTCATGAGTACATTAGCACATGGGTTATCCTGAGTAGGCATTTGACAAGCCGATCCGAATTTACCGTGCGCTGACCTGGGTGGACCCTCCTTTATCATATCCGACTGTTCCATTATGTAAAGAACGCCCAAAGCTGTACCCCCTAACACGAAAATACGTATATCTCTATTAATAAGGTATATTATACACGTTGCATAAATGATAAATCTCGCTGTGGCATTAATTCTCTCTTCTGAAGAGAGAGACTTTGATGGCCAAAATTCTAATACTTTATCTGTACGAATGAGCTGTTTTGGGTCTTCGAACCAAGAAGTCATTTATATATATCAAGTTTATTTTTTACCACCTAACATGCCACCTAGCATACCCTGCATGGTTTTCATTAAAGCAGCTTCATCCAATTCACCATTTTCACCGGAACCCATTTTGTCTGCACATTCTTTAGCCACACTCTCTATCATTGATAGAGTGTCTTCTGGGATAGATTTTATAGTAGTGCCTAACATGTAAAGCGTTTGTACGTATTGCCAAATAGCATTTTTTGTATTATCTGAACAACCCGACCAATGTTTTTCGAGATTAACACCTTTCATGAAATCGAGATTCTTAGATTCTTTAATGAAAAATGTTTCGTCCTTAGACGAAATCTGATCTGCGTATGGTGTCACGCCGTTCATAAACCCATCAACAACCAGTCGTGGATTTGTTTCTTTCATCAAATCAAAAGCTGATAAACACTTTTTCAAACCTTTTTCTTCTGGAAACGTCTTATGAAGTTCCACAAGAAATTGCCCCATCATTTCGTTAAATGCTGAAACGGATGTCATTTTGTATATAATATATGTTAGATATCTTTAAGCTAGAAAATTAAAATGGTTCTGTACTTATACTCTCTTTCTTACCTAAACCATTAGATACGATAAAAAATACTAAAATAGCAACGAGTGCGGCTGGTTTTGTATACGCGCTAACCGCGAGTTTACCTTCGTTATTAAGTTTCGATTTGAAATGGATATATCCTGCTGTTATAAATCCAGCGATCAACCCTGCCCAAGCTGGATCTCTTAAATAATCTTCGAACTCCATTTACTTATACATGATGTTTTTTTGACGGGATTCGGCTGCATCTGGAAAAAATACACCGTCATCATCCTGTGTGCGTTGCATAGGTTTTTGAGATTGTGGTGCAGTATTTATAGTTCTAAATTCGTTATTCATGAAAGAGCTGTTATTTCGTTCTTCCATCATCGGTTCTCCCCCCATTGGTTCTTCCATCATTGGTTCACTTCCCATTGGCTCTTCCATCATTGGTTCTCCCCCCATTGGTTCTTCCATCATTGGTTCTCCTTCCATTTGCTGTTCATTGTCAAATGGTTCTTCAGTTGTCTCTTCCATACCATTGTCCTCAATAATATCGGGATCTTCAGAGTCACCGATTTCTGCTTCACCCAAATCAAGGTCTTGTCCTTCTTGTTGTGACATATACGTTTGTAATATTTGTTGAACAGGTATAAGTTCTTTTACTGAATTTTCGACACACACTGAAAACCTTTCAAATAACTTGTCATTTCTCGCATGTTCATTTTGTGAATCGTGGTAAATATAAGGATCGTTGTAAAGAGATTCTGCGACTTTATTGTGACACATTTGAATAAATACTTCATTTGTTGGCAGTTTAAGGGAAATTTTTTTATTGTCTTTACTTAATCGAACGGCTGATAAAATTTTAACGCAACTTACAAATACGGCTGCCAATAAATCGTTAAACCATGCGCATCTATTCGCTATATTATCAGTGTGTTGTTTTGACATAGCGTCACTCCAATTAGGAACTTCTTTTAACAATTTTTGATACATTACTAAAACTTTTCTACCCTTTGATAATTTATAAGCCTCTTCGTACATTTCTTCAAATGTCTCTATCATAACTGGGCACATCAATAAACAGAGTTGACCTAGGTATTCACGTTTAGCTTCTACTAATATGTTGAGGTTGTCCATTTATGATAAAGTAGGTTTTTTTATAGGTCATTATTATCGCGCCGCCCTGTACTTATTCGCCGTCTTTTTCAAATTAACAAGTGTTGGAAAATCTTCGAAATCTTCTTCTGGTTTTTCTTCCGATTCTTTATTAAGTTTCCTAGGTCTCCACGATATACACAGTTCAAATTCTCCTATATGTTGAACATAAAACCCACTTATTCGAAACTGTCTAATTAAGTAATGTGTTGCTTTCGTCCTGTCAAAGTGCGGGAATCCCATTACAAACGATGGTATTTGTACAAATACGTATTTTTGACCCAATTCTACGGATTGTCGTATTTTTTTTGATATTTGTTCGTGTAATTTGACATATGTCTGCTTCCTCAACCTTTTACGTTTTTCGTCTAGACGAGATATTTCATTAATACTTATCATTACAATACCGTCAAATTATTATTTTTAAAATATTACCCATTTTATATTTTTATTAATTGTATACAGGGTATAAAACCTAAATGACGTAAATTTTTTAGGGCTAATTTTTCTGTACCCCCTTAGAGCGATTTAAACGGCTTTTTGAAAATTTTTCGAACTCGGTTCTCATAAGGACCATACTTTTTTAAAAAAACATGACTTTCATGCACCCATTGTATTATAATCGAAAATATAGTGTTTAAATCCCTATAAGGGGGTACAGAAAAAATAGCCATAAAAAAATAGATATAAAATGTGTATATTTTCTATATTGTATAGATATATTTTATACACCTGGAGCAGTCACTATTCTATCCTTATCGAGACCTATTTCAGGTTTTATATTTTTAGTAGTATTGTACATCGACTGCGAATCTAAAATTTCTTTCTCGACAAGTAAGTTAGTATTACTTTTTAAGTATTCGATTTCACTTTGTCTCACGAGAGAGTAGTCAACAAATTCACTCGATGCTATACCATTTGTAAAAACACCTTCATCACGTGGTTTTTTAATATGTAAAGGTTGACTTCTCAGTGATAAAACGGCAACTTTGGGTTTATCACCTATATATTTTCGTTTATTTGTTTGAATTTGTGTATACTTTTTTATATCAATATTCAATCGGTTTTGTTCTATTTCATTTAAGAATTCCTTTTTTTTCATTCGACCGTCAATACTTTCCTTAAGTTCTTTCTCCAAATCTTTAGTAACTTCATCAGTATTATCAATCTCATATTTTGGACCCGTATTGATCACCCGTATGACGGACGAAACTATAAACCCAAAATCATAACCACCCTTTCCATGTTTAACAACCATAAACATTGCTTTACATATTTTACTACCTATCTGAGGTATAGCTTTTGTATCAGGGAGCTTAATATCATCGGTTTTTAATGGTTTTGGTGCAAAAGCTTCATACATATCAGCAGAAATAGTTTCGATTATATATGTACAAAGACCAGTACGCTTAGAAACTTCTTCGTTTGTACGTAAAACCATTTCTTGCATGAGATCTTTTGTGATCTCAGCATCATCCATTTTTTTATACATTGACATATCAACTTCTTCATCGTCTATATCAGCTGAAGGAGAGTTACTGAATTTTTCTACCCTGACCATTGACAATATAACGCATAATATCAACACTATTAAAACAACTTTGTTCATCTTAGTATTAATTTTTATTTTAATTGTGATTTAACAGCGTAATTATTTTAATGTATAGTTTTAGAATGTCTCTCTTGATATATAGTCCACAGTGTAATCACAGTTTAGATATCATAAATTATATACAAAAAAATGAAAATCTCAAAAAAATAGTTTCATACCATAATATCAATAAATTGGGTATACCACCGCAATTTAAAAATAAAATAAGTCGAGTTCCGACGATGCTCACAAAAAATGGTAAATTTCTCGTTGGTAATGAAATAAAGAATTGGTTAGAGTCGTTATTACCTACACAGGAGCTGGAAATGGCAGGGTTTGGAACTTGTTCAATGACAACATTAGACGGTGAAGGTACTAATGATATGTTTGGCTTGGACGATTATGGGACATCTTTACAGCCACCCATGACGACGGAGTTACAGGAAAAGATTGATAGAAGTGTAAACGATGCGTATAATGCACAAAGTAAACAGAATTAAAGAATTTACACGTTTTTAACGTAATGAAACTAGTTACAGTACAAGCAACTGCAATTAAATCAACTTTTGAAGTACTGAAAGATATACTAAACGATGTTAACATATACTTTAAACCCGAAGGTATGTATATAATAACATTAGACACTGCGAGAACAACACTCGTCGATATGTATTTATCAGGTGATAATTTTGAAACGTATAACTGTGAATCTGAAATCGTAGCGGGTGTTAACGTATCTAACACATTCAAACTGTTAAAATCTATATCAAATAATGATGTTCTTACAATTTCTATAAGTTCAAAAGA